ATGCAGTGTGCATAGGTCTGGCCGCCGCCTTTTGAGTTTTAATGCGACATAAAGCGTCGCATTAACTTTTTAATGTCGCAATGCGTATCAACGTGCTTTTTTTGATGTTTCCTTTGGTAAAAGGGAGTTTGGAATGTCGCATTAAAAAACTAAATTTTAACACGGTGTATAACGCAAAACGTTATTTCCCAACAAATGCAAGACACTCTTCGGAAAGCAGTGTTATTCTTCGGGCAAGGATGGAACAACATTCTTGCATCGGGCCATTTCGAGTTCTATAACTGTGCGAACCATTTTTTGCCCTGCCTTGTCCAGCATACGATATGGTTTGACTAAAGAATCCATCTCGGAGGGGGTGGCGTGAGATTCGTGGTGTTCTCGAACTTCATCTTGAAAAATGAAGTTCGCGTCAACATTCAGCGCGTGCATGATATTGCTTAGCATTGCCATGCTTGGCTCACTTTTACCTGTTTCGTACCCTGTGATAGTTGTTTTTGCACAGCCGACCATGTTGCCCAATTCGGTTTGAGTTAATCCAGCATTTTTCCGCGCTTCACGAAGTCTGCTATTATAAGACATTTTGGTATCACCTCAAAGACAATTATAATCGCCAGTGAAGGTTTCCGTCAACAAAAAGTTCGAGAAAGTCGGACATAAATGCAAGAATCCGCTTGACAAAGTGGAGTAACTCGACTATATTATAAATAGTTCGAGATACTCCACTTTTAAAAAAGTAAAGGAGGTAAGATTCAATGGTAATTAACAATCGCCCAGTTTCCGATAACATACTCCGCATCATTAGCGAGAGGGGCTATAAGCAGAGCGCAGTGGCTCGCAAAGCTGGATATTCAAGGCAAACATTCGGGTACATGGTGCATAATACTCGAATTATTCGCCCGGAAGACGTTCAACGCATCGCTTTTGCCTTGGGAGTTGAACCGGGTGAGTTGTTCAAGGATGCTGACCTAGGCGCATAACAGCCGAAACGGCCCTCCGGGGCTGTCTGCCGGGAATGGCCGCCCGGTACTGAAGATGGCAGGCCAAGGAGAGCGGTATGAAAATTATTGAAGCCATACAGGAAGCCTACGGCCCGGAGTTCGCCACGCTGGAAGACGCCATCAACTGGTGGAGCGGGCCGAGGGCATGGCGCGAGGATTTTACCGCTGTCCTAACTTTAAAGAGTGGTAAAAGGCCGCATAAACAGCATTTAAGCGAGGTGCAATTTGACGATGACGAACATTGATGCAGGCAGCCAGCGCATCCGCAGGCTGCCGGACAAGCCGATTGTTGGGGAAACTTACCCCAACGCCGGAGGCATTTACAAGGTGGATCGGTATGATGCCGAGCGCGATCTGGCATGGGTACACAGGCCGAAGGACGGCTGGAAGTGCTGCGCACATGGCCCCGCGCTGTACGATGTGCCGGGTCTGGGTATCGAGTTGCAGTGGAATTACAGCACCGGGGGCCAGTTCAGTGCTGACGATTGCGGCGAAGGGTGGTGAATGCTATGACCCTCCAAGACTGGGCACTGATTCTGGCAGTCGGTTCCATCATTCTCAATGTTTTGGCTGAGATTATTAAGCATTGGTAAAGAAACCGTACTCTTCAAAATCCAAACCGGGATTATGCGCATCAATGTCAAAGACAACACGCTTTTGCGGCGTTTGCACGGCCAGTTGAAATTTGCATTTTCCTTCCAGCTTGCTTTGGAGTTCTGGCGGAAGGTAAGCAGCAAAATATGCTCCACATACACCATGCCCGGAAATCGTAAACGGCAAGGATTGTGACAAAACCTCTAAATGCCGTGTTTCGATGCCTCCCTTTGTGTGGGTAAATTCCATTACTTCTTGCGCAGGAAAAGCGAAGCTGTAAGACTTTCCATCACAGATAATGTACATCCGAACAATGCTCAATGGGGCTGAGGACAGATTTTGTATGTTCATACGGATTTCAAATCGTGTATGCCCTTTGCATGGAGAACAGTGGTGATTCACATAGTCAATGGAAAGTGCGCATCGCCTATCCCACAGAGCGCGAAAAAAATTATAGAGCGACATTGCAAAACCAGCAATCGCAATGAGGAACGTAATGTTGTTTCTGTCAGAAAACCAAGTGAATACATTCATTTTTACACATCCTTTTGATGTGATTATAGCATGAATGGCGGGAAATGAACAGCCTAAAGCAATTTTATCAACAAGCCGAAACGCCCCTGCGGGGCGTCACTGTGAGATGACC